GTAGAAATTGAGGGTGCCTTTGTAATCCTGGAGGCCTTGGACGTATTGCTTGTTGGTATCTTGGAAGGCGGTCACCTCGACCAGATCGCGTGGCATATCGATGGTGAATTTGTTGACGTTGGCCACCAGGACAGGCGTACCCGGAAGCGCCCCGGTGGGATCCATCATCACTTCGCCTTTGTACCCATGAATCCGTCCGCCGACTGGCGGCATGGTCCTACCCTGCCTTTCGCATGCCTGCGTTGCTGATCGGTATCCCCGGAGTCGCCCTTAGATCGCCGCCGCCCAGAGTTCATATTCGCCGCCACGCGTCTGCCAGCGGTGCGACGCATCGGCGCTGTCCGGATCGCTGTGTCGGACGCGCGACAGCCGCCGCAGCGTGGCCGGCTTGTACCCCGTCGCGCTCACCGTCGCGCCGTCGAGTAACGCATCGATCCGCGCCGCGGCGGCCTGGATGTTCCCGCCCGTGACCGACAGCACGACGGCCAGCACCAGATACACCGGACCTTCGCACGCGCGACTCCCGAACATCGAGGTGTCCGGCGCGGCGGTGATCGTGACCAGCGTGTAGCGCTGCGCGCCCGGCGCCGCAAAATCGAAGTACACGCCATCGGGTAAGAGGCCCTGCAACGTCGTATCGTTCAGCAACAGGCTGATGACGGCGGCATCGAGCGCCGCGCTATCAGCCACGGGTCACCGTCAGGCCGACTTGTTCGGCCAATTGAACAAGTGCCTCATTCATCACGCGCCGGTTGTGCACGACAATCGGTACGAACACCGGCGCCGCCGGCATCTGGCCGCGCCGCCACCCGCGTTTCGTCGTGCGCAACTTCGTGCCATGTTCGCGCCAGTCCGCGAGAATTTCCCGATGCGCGACCTTGGCGCGCGGCTGCAGCGGTCCCAGATCGCGACTCTCGATGAACCAGACGTCGCGCAGCGGTTCGAAGCGGGATCGGGAATTCGGCCGACGCGGTGGATAGGCGTTGCGCAGCGCATCGCGGGTATGCGCGGCGGTCGTGTAGACCATGCCGTGCGCGCGCTCGGCGAAGGTATCCGGCAACGCCGCGATCTGCTGCTGCAGTTGGTCGACGCCGTCGAGCACCAGGCGGACCATCAGGCCACCACCACGCCTTTCCAGACACCCCCGAGCCGGACCCAGATTTTGTTCGCGGTGGAATCGAACACCATCATGCCGTCGGCCGCACTTGAGACATCCGCATCGGTCGGAGTGCCCGCCTTGACCTTATTGACGATGGAACTACTCACGAACACATTGCGCCATCGCCGGGTCGCGCCGCCCATGTCCACCCCGTTATCAATACTCGGATGGAGCGCCGCGCCGATGACGATCACATTGGCGATGCCATTGCTGCCAAATTTGATCGCCGCGGTATCGCCCGTGTTGGTCGAATTCCGCCACGTGATCGGCTGATCGTAGGCCAATCGAATCGGACCGCTCTGCGCCGGGTTTGCACCGACCTGCAGGGATGTCCCGAGATAGAGATTGCGAAAGGTTGGACCGCCCGGATAGCCCAGGTCGACGATGTTGTCCGTCGTCGGATAGAACAGATTGTTGGTGAATTGAATCGTGTACGCAGAATTGCCGAGTAACAACGCACTTTCCGCTGTGAGATAGCAATACCCGCTCTGCGAACTGATCACACTCGAATCGGCGGTATTCCCGGCATTGCGCCATTTGATGGTGGCGTTGTTGGGCAATCGCACCGCGCCGTCCGAGGCGACGGTATCCCCGATCAGCAGCGCGGGGCTGGCCCCGTGCAGCTGCAACAATCCCGATTGCAGCGACGCCCAGGAGACACCGGTCGTGCTGGCGAAATTGATCGATGATCCGCTGAACGTGAGCGGCGCCGCCGTCTGGTAGGCGCCCGGTGCGCGTTGAATCGTCAGCGCAATCGGCCGAAACCCATTGCCGGCCGTATCGTAGTATTGCCAGTGCGCCTCCATCATCCGCGTGCTGGCATCCGGCGCGTAGTAGTCCTCGATCCGCCATTCAAAGGCCGGTTCGGTCACCAGATCGCGACCGCCCAGCGGCGTCGTATTGAACCCCATCGTCAAGACATGATCGGCACGGGTCGCATCGCCAGGATTTGCGGCATAGCCGACGCAACAATTGACGTTGCTGATACCGCCGTGATCCGACACGACCGCCTGCAGGAACCGGTTGCCGCTCGATGCAATCGGCAGCGAGAGGCTGCCGGTCTTGATCACACTCGCATCCAGCATCGTCAGCGCATCAGTGCCGCCCGTTTCATGCGTCGCGTGATGCGCGGTCGGCGCTCCCGCGGCGATCGGCTGGAAACTCGGGAGACTGCCCGGCCCCACACAGGTCAAGACGCCGGCGGCGGATGGCACCCACGCGCCGCCATCGGTCGCATCCGTCGTATCGCGCACCAGCACCGAGCCATGCGCGTCGGATCCGTCGAACAGGCTTTTGAGCAGACTGATCATCCGGTTCCACATCGACGGCTGCAGCAGCGTCGGATCACTGCTCGGATCGGTTTTCGGCGACTGAAAGAGTGGCGGCGAGAGCGCCATCAGTACCAGCCTTCCGCGACCCAATCCTGGGTCACCGCCGGCGGCACGAGCGGCGTGGTCTCGAGTGCGACGCAGAACAGTTGCAGCTCGATGTCGCGGTCATCGACATTCGTCACGCCGGTCACCGAGAAGGTCTGCCCCGTGTCCGAGATCAGCCGCGTCTGCGTCGTAATCTGCTTGTGAAACGGGACCGTGATGACATGGGTCGCGTTCGCCGTCACCGTGCCGTCGACGGTCCGTTCGCTGGTGCCCGGTCCGCTCGCGCGAATGGACGCCCCAAGCCACGACGGATCTGCGTTCGTCCACGTCTGCGTGAACGTTCCGTCACTGCCGATCGCCGGCGCGCCGGGATTCTGGATCGTCACCAGCCGGTTCGCGCGCAACCCGCTCGGCGTCGTCTTCATGCGATCACCGGATCGCGGGTGCGGCGCAGCAGACCGCAGACCTGCGGCGAGAAATCGGTGAACGGATCGCGGTGCGGCGTGTCCGGCGCCGCATCATCGCCGCGGAACCGCCAGAGCTCGCCCGTGACCAGCAGGATCGCGGCGGTCACGGGCAGCGGGACGTTACTGGTCGTCCACGTCGCGATGGCATCCCGCCACGTCTGCGTGGTCTTGAGGTAATCAAGCACCGCGGCCTCGGCCGCATCGAGCTTGGCCTGGAGATCGGCATCGCGCGGGTCGCCGGCAGCCCATGCCTGATAGAGGTGTGTCTTGGCCGTCGCGAGCGTCACGTAGGTGGCCATCAGCGCAGATCCTTCCCGTCGCGGCCGCGCTTGACTTTGAGCGTCCACGCCTTCGACCCGTCACCCGGCTTCGTCGTCGTCGCCGTGAAGCAGTGCCACTCGGATCCGCCATGCGTGACCGAGTCACCCGGTTCGTAGGTTTTGCCCTCGAGCCAGACGCCGCGGTAGATGGCGACCGGAAACGACACCACGCCGAGCGTCCGGACCTGGTCCCCGCGCACCGCCTTGACGGTGACCAGCCGTTCGCCGTCGTGTTCCACGGTCAGATCGCCAAAGCTCAACCCGTCCAGCCCATCCTTTCCGTTGGTGCCTGGCGTGCCATCTCGGCCAGCCTGCCCGTCGCGGCCATCGCGCCCCTGGGCGGTCGCCTCGAGCGCCGCCAGCCGACCCTTGACCTCGAGGAGATCGCCCGCCAGGAGCCGCTGGAGTGCCGGGACGAGGCTATCCACGAGCATGTCGACTTCCTCGGCGGTCATGCCGCCCAGGCCTTCTGCACCCGCCAGACAGCACGCGCGCCGAGCTCCTCCAGACTCAGTTCCCGCGGCGGCTGCGTGACCGCCGGCGTGGCCGGCATCGCCGGCGCCGGTTTCGCGAACGGCTGCGCCTGATCCCGTTCCTGCAGCGCCGCCAGGCTGAAATACTGTTGCTGCAGATACGGCGTGTCCCCGCCGGCGACCGGCCCGAGGCCGAAGTACTTCGCGCGCGCCTCGTCCGGCGAGAGCGCGCCCGACCCGATCCCGTCCGCGGCCGCCTTGGTCCGCGTCCCGGTGTCCATCCAGATCAGGTCGTCGATGTCGATCTGCGCGCCGTACTGCGTGCCGTTGATCGGCAGGGTCAGGCCGAGGCCGTCGTCGAGCAGGGTTTCGATCGAGGTGATCAAAATCTGCAAACACTGCGCGTAGTACTGCTGCAGCAGCGCCTCGGTCGTCGCCACGTGCGTCGGCGGCGCGCCGATGCCGATCATGTAGGCCGGCATGTGGAAACAGCGCGCGACATCCTCGCCGCTCCACTTCAGTTGATCGATCAACTGCGCGTCGACCGCTGACACCGTCAGCGATTCGTATTTCAACCCATCGCCGAGCACCGCGACCTTGCCGACGTTGTCGCCGGTATAGTTCGCGTCCCAGTAATCCTTCAGCCGTTTGGCGGTCGTATCCGAGATCGATCCCGGCGCGGTCAGGACCCCGCCGGGCGCGGATCCGTTCTGAAAAAACTTCGTGCTGTTGTTCTGAATCGCCAGGCCCGTCATCGCCGCCATCCCGCAGGCGTAAATCGGCGAGACGCCGACCAGCGGGTGATAGAGCGGGACCATCAGGTCGTGAATGATTTCATCGGCCGGAATCGCCGGCAGGCCCGTCGCGGTGATGAGCTCGTCGGGCAGGAGCTGCGCCAGCGGGTCGCGCCCGACCGAGTAGTACACCGACCCGTCCGGCGCCACCAGCGGCCACACCCGCCACGGATCGAGGACGTAGAGCGCCGTCACCACGCCGCGCTGATCGCGTGCTTTCAGGATGTAGGCATTCCCGTTCACTAGTTTGCTGACGACCCACGCCTGCAGAAACTGGATCGGCGTCTGGTACCGGTTCGGCCGGCGCAGCACGGGTGTAAACGCCGGATTGGTGATCTCCTGCCACACGCCGTCGTCATCTTTCGCGACCAGCAGCAGCGGCAATTTCGAGATGTCGGACGCAATCGTCGTCACGCACGCGAACACCGCGCCGTAACTCAGCACCGCGTCGGGCGCGATGGTGGTGTTCTGTTGCCACGCGCCCGGGAACGACTCGCGGACGATCGGATACCAGCCGCCGGTGCCGACGCCGGCGCCCCGTGTGGGCACCACCGGCGCCAGCGGCGGCGTCGCCTTCGTGCGCGTGATCGTCCACCCGAAGAGCGTCATGGCACCGGCGCATCGGGCGGCGGCATCCACGCGGTCGGTTTGGCGAACCCGATCGCGAACAGCGTTTCGGCGAGCGCCGGATCGCTGACCAGGTAGACGTCGCCGGGGTGATGTCCGGCGTCGTGATCGATCGTGTGATAGACGAGCGCGGTCATGTCGACCGGCATCGTCGCCAGCGGATCAGGCGTCGGACTCATGACAGCACATAGGTCTGCTGCGTGAACTGCACACCCGCGGCGCGGGTGCGTTTCCAGTTGATGTAGCGCTCGGCCCGCAACCCCACCAGGTTGTTCTGCCAGAGCGAGGTGAGAATGGTCGTCGCGACCGGCGGCGCATCGAGCACCGTATCCATCTGCACCGAGGCTTCGACCGACGCATCGATCGTCACGCCGCCATCGTCGGCATAGAGCACCGTCGACGGCTGCAGCAGGATCACGTTGTTCCCGGCGGTCTGCGAGGTCACGACGGTGATCCCCATCGCGGTGCCGCCGGTCGGGCCGAGACTCGGATAGAGCGGTTGTCCGAGCGGGTTCAGCGCCGAGGCGAGGACGGCGGCATTGGTCTGTGACATGACCAGGACGGCGCCCTCGACCGAGATGTTCGCGGTCGTCATCGCGTTCAGCAGCGCCTGAAAATCGGTCCGCGCATTCGACGGCGTCGTGCCGGCGCTGGTGATCGGCGTCAACCCGTTGGTGATCCCGCCCGGCGAGACGTTGGCCACTGGCGCCTGCGTCGAATCCACGAACGTCGCGTCGAGGAACTGCGCGATCCCGGCAATCATGTCGGCGCGAATCACGGCTTCGGCGGCCGGCGTCGAGTTGCGCGCCAGTTCGTCGGTGATGATGATGATCCCGGCGCACTTGGTGATCGCCAGCGTGATCGTCGAGAAGGCCAGCGTCCCGACCGGTTTCGGCGCGCCCTGCCCGACCCATTTGTAGGTGCCGCCGGCGGTTTGAATCGGCACGCTGATGTTGAACGGCACCTGGCGCAGGCCGCCGATCTTCCCGATGATCGTCGCCGGCCGCAGCAGCGCGAGAAACTCGTTCACCAGCGGCCGGATGGGCGCTAACGGTCCCGCCCAGGTCGCGTCGGTCGTAGTGCCGGCCGCGACCGCAGCCTTCAGCGCCAGACTCACTTCGGGCGTCGACTCGTCCCAGCGTTTGGCATACTCCGCCGCCTGCATCCAGTTCCCGCGACTGAGGCCGATCGCCTGGGCGATGCGGGCGAATCCGGTACCGGGTTCAACGTTCGCGCGGACCTGAATTACCGGCACGCCGCTGCGGAGCTCGGAACTTTTCTGTTGCTGGATGACCGGCGTAATCGGGACCGCCGCCGCGACGTTCACCTTCTCGAGCTCGCGCAAGCGGACCAGGTGTGCATCGATGCTTTTCAGTTCCGCGCCGAGCGTGTCGTATTCCTCGGTCTGCGCCGCGTCGAGGGTCACTTCGTCTTTCGCCGCCGCCGCCATCAAGGCGGTCATCTGGTCGTACTTGGTCGTGCGGGTTTTCTCGAACGCGGTGATCTGTTCAGGAATGGTCTGTCCCATCGGTGGCGCATCCTTTTGTGCGCGAACGACTGGGAGGGAGGCCGGAACGCCGGCCAGGTCTCGGCCCGACGCGGCCTTGACGGCGAGAATGCTCGCCTGGATGTTCTGGGGAATCGTGACCGCTGAGAGCTCGGCCCACAACCATTTCAGGATGTGGAACCCGGTGCTTTTCGCGATCGGTTTCATTTCGATCGGCTTGAA